CTCGTTTCTTTTGTCTTTTATATATTTGTTTGTTATCAGATGGAGCCTCATCCACCTCGTGACATCCGTCCTTCTTTAGAACGCCCTTATGTGGCGGTTATAGGAGATGAAAATTCCCGTGATAACGGGTCGGCTGCTTCGGCGGTTAAGAAGATTAACCCTCTTAGTGCAGTCCTCAGTGCCTTGTACCAGGAACTGGCCCCCGAGTCAGTTCCTTTTACAATTGACACGAGGCCGGCGCGGATTCAGTTGAAGAAATACTTCCAGTATGCGGCCGCCTTCCTATGGCTGGCCCTGTTGGCGGGAATCTCCTGGCTCTCCGTGTCGCTTGGATTATGGAACCTGTTTAAAGATGAAAACTTTAATCGGTTATTCGAGAACAATTGCGCCGAACGTACTACGTACTTTCCTCCCTCAGATAGGGTAGGCGCTCTTGTGAACGACGGAACCAACTACCAGCACTCCTGTGAGTGGAGGTTCCGGGGAAGTCAGGCAGATGTCTATTTCCTTATTGAAATTATAATCTTATGCGTTATAGTCCCAGTTCTTGGCTACAAAGCCCGTAACATGCCACAGCAGTGTTTTGGGTTTTGTCATAGAGTGCATATGAGCTACAAGGTGTTGCGTTCAACGCCGTGCCGTTCCAAATTGAGGTCCGTTACAGGAACTCTTTGTTACACACCGGCCCCTCACCTTCGCGTTAACCTTCAAGGTTTTGAATATCAGGTGTATCCAACGATGCCTGAGTTTAACCTTTTAGCTACGTCAGCTCGCGCGAACAAAGATGAGAAAAGCGGCCCTCCCGGTGTCGCTGATGAATGCACCGTTCCAGGAAGCAACGTCCGCACTTGTGGAACTGCCTTCTGGCCAAAAGGACTATTTGTTCTTCACACTAGTCCTTCAAAGTCACTCGTCAATGAGATCTATGGAATTGGATCTCTCGTCAGATGTACCATGGCTGGCAAGAAGAAGACTTACATAATGACTGCAGCTCACGTAATCAAGCGTTTACAGGACCAATCCAATGGACCTATTTTCGTTCGAGTGCGTGACAACAACGGAATTTGCACTGACTTTGCAATCCCCAAGGGATTGAGAGTCGCATTGTATTCCAGCCCCAGTGACAGCGATGTTATCCTGTTTGAAGCCCCCCGCACATGCGGAAGTGTTTGGCAAGTTAAAGCCTTGAACATGGATGAGAGTCCGGGCCTTCGACAGAACATCGTAGTGTATCACGTGGAGCCCACTTCAGGTATGAATGTTATTTGGCGCAGAGCTGATGGACTTTCACAGCGCAACATCCCCAACTGTCGAGCTTTGCATACAGCAACGACTCCAGATGCGGGGGGCGCTTCTGGTTCACCGGTAATGCGAATTAGCGGACAGCACATTTCCGTTTACGGAGTTCATACTACGGGCGACAAGGAGAGGAAACGGAACTACTTCACGGTTGTTCCCTCGCTGCTCCGGGTCACGAATACTGAGACTCTATTAAAGACGTTAGCAATGGATGAAACCCCGAATTATAACTCCTGCACTCAACGAGAGCAGTACGAGCAATACAGGAACGCCAACCACGACCCAGGTTTTGAACTCCCGGATGGAGAAGACCTCGAGGACATTGAGTTCACTATGTATGCTGGAGATCGGGAGTATAAGTTCCATCGCACCCGTGATGAGGACTTATTTGAGGGCAAGAAATATACCTCTCGCCCCATCTCTTACGAGGACTATCCGGTCGATGACGACCGTGAACAGTTTTCGTGGGAGGAACATCCCGACTATGCGAATCAGTTCGGTGGCTATGGCTACGATGGTATGCCATCAGTATTTGCCCAGGACGAACTAGCACAGCCGGCTAACAACAGCAATCCCCCCAAGGAAGAGAAGAAACACGTTATTCCACCCACCCCACCGTCGAGCCCCGCTCCAGTGGAACAGGGTTTGGAAACCGGGTTCGCTTTCTTACCCCAACCTCCAGCGGAACCAGTCCCTGAGGCCGAGAGTGAGAAGAAAGTGAACACCGAGCTCGTGTCTAATCCCAATGAGGATTCCTTGGATTTTGGGAAGGGCACGTCGACCGGGTGCGTGCCGCTATCAAAATCCCCGACAACGGAGTCGATCTCCTCTCAGGAGACGACCCAATCTTTACAGACGACAATATCGGCTGCCAACTCCCCGATGGAAAAGAAGAGCTCATTGCTGGGCTCAGATACCTCGGTAGAACGGAAGTCAGGTTCCCGTCGTCGAAGGCGAAAACGACGCAACCGCCGGAAAACGACTTTGTTGCCAAAGACGCTTTCTGCTGGCCCCCCAGGACCGCCGCAGCGCAGCTCGACAGTCTCAGGTACCAAGCAGGACGACGCACCAAAGGTGCCCAGCCCTCGACCTGGACGGCCGCCCTTAAAGCGCGCTTCAGAGGAGTGTCGGAGCACTTCGCCCAAACATACCCCCGCACCAGGCAACCAGGTGTGGGCCTCTTTGTCAGAGCCTCAAAGAAAGTTAATATCTACACTCATCAGTGGTTTGAGAAAACCCGAGAGTCTGTAGATCCTTGCTCTCTCGAAACGCCGTTAATGGCCTCTAGCAATGAGTTGAGGCTGACCCGTAAGGGTTACCGCTATTTCAAGACGCAATTCGTGTATGCGATGGAGTTAACCAATCCTAAGGCTAACCCCGGATACCCATTGTATGGACTTGGATATGCGAGTAACAAAGATGTGTTTGAGCAAGCGCCCATGTCGCTGTTCAAGACCGTCCTGTCGCGTGTGATCGACCATGTGAATGGTAGACCGCACGCTGACATGGTGCGGTTGTTTGTAAAGAATGAACCCCACCCATTACGCAAGAAGAAAACTAAGAGCTGGCGTTTGATCATGAACGTCAGTTTGATCGATGTTCTCGTCGAAAAGCTGCTTTTCAATAAGCAGAATAAAGCCGAGATTGCCGCTCACCGTGTTATCTACTCGCGTCCTGGAATGGGTAACGAGGATGAAGATTTCCAGAGTTTCATCGAAATGAGAGACAAACTGCCTGGAGACTACAACGCCTCCGCCGACGTGCGGGGTTTTGATTGGAGTGTCCAGGCATGGCAACTCAGATGGGACGCGGTCACACGCTGTATCCTTGCAGGGCAGGGTCCTGACAGTTGGTACTCCCGGGCAGTTATGTCCCGTGTTGAGTCCTTGATTCAGGCCAGGCTCCTGCTTTCGGATGGCCGTGTGTTCCAACCAACCATACCAGGCATTCAATTGTCTGGTTCCAACAATACCAGTTCGACCAACTCCCGCATCAGAGCGTTTATCGCAATGCTGATCGGAGCTAAGTGGGCACTGAGTAATGGAGATGATTGTGTTGAGAGTCCCTCTGAGGGTGCTCCGGAGGCTTACGCCTACCTGGGGCACACTCTTCGTTTCTATGACAAGACGATCAAGTCGCGAATGGAGTTTTGCTCGCACCAGTACAATGGTAGCGAGATTAGGAAAGTCCTTCCTTGTAACTACCAGAAAGCTCTGTTCACGCTCTTGTGCCAGACTATGGTATCTGCCGAGAGAATGGACCAGTACGCGCATTATTTGCGTCACCAGCCAAGTCATGTCAAGGAGGTTCGCACCTTCCTGGCCAGGCTTGGTCGTCTTGAGACCCAACCCGGTAATTTGTTATAAACAGATTATCGATGCCGCGACGTTCAAGAAACAGAAACAAGAAAACCGCGGTAAAACGAATGCCCCGCCCCGCAAAGCGGGGCTATGCCCCTGGACTTTTGGGTTCAGTGGGGACCGCCCTCGGCACCTATGTCGGAGGCGCCCCTGGGGCATTAATCGGTAAACGCGCCGGTGATTGGCTTGGCAAAATCACCGGCATGGGTGACTACAAGATCAATCGGAACACACTCCTCACGGGGTCTGTCCCGAGGTTTAACTCCTCTAAGGAGTTTTCTACCATATCACACCGGGAATACCTGGGTGATGTTGTATCCGGTACAGCTGGAACTTTTGATATCCAAGAGTATACAGTTAACCCGTCGAACAGCAACACATTCCCATGGTTATCCTCTATTGCTCAGCAATATGAGTCATACGAGATCACTGGTATGATCTTCGAGTTCAAATCGCTGTCCGGAACAGCTGTTGGTTCTACCAACACTGCTCTGGGTGCGGTTACAATGGCTACTGTCTACGACGTAGAAGCGCCTCCGTTTGCAAGCAGGCGGGAGATGGAACAATACGAATTTTCCGTCTCCGCCCGCACAACGGAGAGCCTGATCCACCCTGTTGAGTGTGATCCTCGTCAAAACGTGCTGCCGATGTTGTTCACCAGAGATGCCTCTGGTTCGAACACTCGCGATCGCCGTTTCCACGACATGGCCAACTTTTATGTAGCCACTGACGGCCTCCAGGCATCTAATGTCACTATTGGAGAGTTGTGGGTGTCCTACAGCGTCAGATTGTTCAAACCGCGCCACAAGGCCGGAGCCACCAATCTGTTTCGCGCGGGATGCCTTCAAGTAGCAACTGGAGCGTCTTTCAATCAAGCCTCGTACGCTGAAGATCCGTTCATGCGAACTGCGGGCGTGACGTTTCCGTCCACCACGCAAATGCAACTGAAGGGACCAGCGAACTACGTGCTCGTTGCCGATGCATGCATCGACTCCGGAGCCGGAGGTACGATTGGTATCGCTTCTGGATGGTCAAACGGCGCGGGTTCATCAACCCCTACGGATTGGTTTCCTCGCCGGCTTACCGTTCCAACCAGTTCGCCATCTGCACTTTACATTGCGGCAGGCCAGACCGACGCACAAGCGTCTCTGGTCGTCCACATTGCTGGAGCTGACGGTTTAGTTAACCTGCCATCCTTCAATGTCGTTACTCAAACACAGTACGACATCGTCTGGACTATACTGCAGGTCAACACCTTCACCGACCCTGTAAATTACAGCTATGGCCCCTATACATTTCCTGTCCTCGCCTTGACCAAGGCTGAGAGGGATCTGAAGGAGGCTCACTTGAAAATACTGGAGCTTTCGAGCCAGGTTGAACTCTTGAATGAGTTCTCCGAGTTCAAAGCTAGTGATCGCTGAAGAGCGAAACATAAGTACTTAACCTTACTTCAGGCGCAAAGTGTACCATACCGGTACCGCCTTCCAAATGCAG